TCGATTTGGATGTTGACGCATCCGCTTTATTGGCAGCGAACCCAGAGGCATTCTACTCTAAAGCATATTTGAGTGAAGAGTCTATCGCTGACAACTACCGTCTTTTACCAGGGGTGAAAGATAAGACTAAACTTGCTACCGTGTTATTTTCACAGCCGTTGCAAGCCTCTAACTGCTCATTTTCGGCTCCAACAGACGACTTGAGCGCAGTTGAAATTTCAGTATGTGCGTTATCCAGCCTTGCGCAAATCTGTCAGTTTGACCTCGAGCAATCATTCCTTGCCCTTCAAATGGCTAAAGGTTCAAATGGTGACTTCACTGTTGCATCTTTCATGGATTTCTACTGGAATGAATTAGCTAAAGCTATCGGTCAAAGCATCGAGCTTATCCGTTGGCAAGGTGACACAGAAAGTGTTGATACTACATTGGCTCTTTGTGATGGTTACGAAAAAATACTTTGTGGTAATGAGGCTGTAAATGGTCTTTATGGTGGTGCAATTACATCTTCAAATGTATTGACTCAATTAGCTGCTGTCTTTGCTGCTGCTCCATCTGCAATCATCCGCAAAAAAGCTGACCTTCGCTTGTATGTTTCTACCAACGTAGCGAACGCATACGAATTGGCTGCTGCTTCTGGCAACACCATGACATATGTGACTACTCCATTGGCATTGACTTATCTTGGTGTTAAAGTTGTAGCTTGTGAAGGTATGTCTGACAACACAATCGTGTTGACTTTGAAAGACAACTTAATCTACGCATTTGACGCAGAGGGTGATTCAAAAGCGTTGAAAGCTGTCAACCTTTCTGACACAGTTGCAGAGCCGTACATCCGTACTCGTGCAAACATGAAAGTTGGTTTCACTGTTGTGAATCCAAGCGAGGTTGTTATGTACAACGTTTGCTTCGACTAATCGAAAGCAACCCATATATATCCAGGGGGTGAAATTCCCCCCTATTTTTTCAAACTGATAAATCAAAAATATTATGGCTTGTGAAGCTTTAGAAACAATCGTAAAATCGTGCGACAACAATAGTGGTGGCATCGAGAAGATTTGGATTAATCAGCAAGACAACATTGCGTCATTCACTTTAGATGCAACCAACACATGGACGATCGATGCTATCACTTTAGCTGGTGGTGCTCCTGACTATACTCCTTTCGAGATACGCAGAAACACTGGAAGCTATGTTGAAGATGCTGCCATCGACCTCGTGAACGGTTCATCTTATGTGACTGCGACAATCTCTTTGATGTTCCACCGCAGAGACCAAGACAAATCTCAAGCAATCAAAATCTTGGGTGCTGGTCAACAATACCTTAACGCAATTGTTAAGGATATGAACGGCAAGTACTGGTACTTCCCATTCCTTCAGTTGAGTGCTGTTGGCGAAGGTTCAGGTACTACTCGTGCAGATGGTAGCAAGTACTCTGTGACATTGATCGCAGAGAATGACTTCCTCGCATACGAGATTGAAGAGGCTGCTGTGAATGCTGTCATTGCTTAATCAAAAATCAACCTACTACAAAGAGCCATCCAATCGGGTGGCTTTTTTTGTGAACAAAATTTGACCCTATTGCAATATAAGTAAATGATTTACATTAACAAGGGAGAGGTGAATTCAATTGTGCTGACACTGACAGAGGTGTCGACATTGACTTCGCCATATTATTTGTTCGTTTTTCAGAACGAAATGAACCCAACATCCGACCTAATACTCTTCACAGCACCCGATGACTCCGACTATCCAGAGCGATTCAATCTATTCTATTTGGATGAGCCCGTTGATGTCGAGCTAATGAAGGGACAATATACATACTCGGTGTACGAATCCACAATTCCACCCACATCAATCGAGGATACCACTGGTGTTGTCATTGAAGAGGGGAGAATGGTTGTGAGTGGTGCATCGACATCATCAATTTACGATTAATCATGGGCATATTCGATAGATTCAGAGCACAAAAACCAGCAGAGATGGAAGTCATCTCACCAAATTACGAGGCATTCAGCACACCATTCTTGAAAGTTGGTGGTGCAAACCTCTCTTTGCCATACGTCAACGGAAGATACACCACCGCTGGATGGATTCCATTCGGACAAGACAATATGTATCCAGAGCTGCTCAACCAGATGGTGTTCAGCTCGCCTCTTCATGGTGCCATTGTGGACTACAAAACCAACGCTGTCATTGGTGGTGGCTTTGATATCAAAGTTGAGGGTGCAACTGCCAAGGATTTACTTGACCTATACACATTCGAGAAGAAAGTAAACATCAAAAAGATTGCAAGAGCAGTCACCGAGCAGTTGGTTGTGCACAATCGTGTTTACTTTCGCTTGGTATTTGATGAGAAAATGAAGCTCAAGAGAGTGCACAACGTATCGCCAGAGAAGGTGAGACGTGGTCGTCAACCAAATCAGTACTTCATCTGTGAGGATTGGTCGGCTCGAATCAATGTGCAAGAAATCAAGAAGCACCATCCGACTTGCACTGACACAGAACAGTTGTTTGTTTATGAGGTAGAGACCCTTGGTCAAGATTGGTATCCATTGCCGAAGTATTCAAGTGCTTTGAACTTCGCATTCCTATCTGGTGAGCTTTCGTACTTCGCCAAATCCAACATCCAGAACAGCATCTTCCCATCGTTTGCAATCATGTTCCCAAAACGTCCGCAATCGGAGGAGGAAAAGAACGTGCTGCGTAACACCATCGACAAGCTCAAAGGTGCACAGAACGCTGGAAAGACTGCCGCATTCTTTGCGAACTCACAAGACCAGCTTCCAAAGATTGAGAGCATTCCAACCAACTCGAATGACAAGCTCTTCCAGGAAGCATCTGGTTTAAACACAGAGCAAATCTGTTTTGCTCACACCATCGACCCAATCTTGATGGGTGTCCGCACCACTGGTTCACTTGGTTCTGGTAGTGACATCAAGCAAGCATATGTAATCTTCGAGAAAAACGTTGTCATGCCATTGCGTGAGCAAGTGCAAGATATCTTCAATGAGATTCTGCACATCGCCAAGCTCGGATTCGCTGACTTCACGATCAACAACTTCCAAATCATCAATGAAACCATTGTTGAAATTGAAGGAGATGCAAGCAAAACATCTGACGCACTCAACTCATTGAGTCCATTGGTTGCTACCAAAGTACTTGAGCAGATGACCATCAATGAGGTCAGAGCACTCGCATCACTTCCACCGATTGAAGGTGGTGATGTAACCCAAACACAAGCAGCAGCAGCCGCACAACCTCAAATACCTCAAGCGTAATGTTGTACTTTATCACAGAAAACTACCTCAAGACCAACACGCCAATCACTGCCAATGTGGATGTGACTGATGTGTTCCCATATGTAGCAACTCAAGCACAGCTCCGAGTGATGCCGATATTGGGCACCGTATTCTACAACCACTTGCTCGATGCTTACAACAATCAGACGTTGACACCTGAAGAGGAGACCCTGGTGCAGTTCATTCAGCCTGTCATCGCATGGAGGTCCGCTGAAGATGCAGTCTTTGGCTTGACGTATCAGCTCAAGAACAAGGGACTCCAGCAGCAGAGTGGTGACTTCTCACAGCCAGTATCTCGCAGTGAGGTTGCATTCGGCATGGAGCACTATGCACAGAAAGCATCTTTCTTTGAGATGCGTCTCATCAAATACTTAATCAAAAACAAAGCGGAATATCCTATCTTCATTAGCCACGAGAATCGTGATACTGACCTTCGCCCACAAATCGAGTGCCTCCAGTGCCTTGGTGACTGCTGGTTCAATGGCGAATGGAACTGCGGATATCCACGCAACAACGGATACAACAATCAAATTCTTGTCATCTGATGAAAAACAGCCTTTTTATTTTGACCGCTTCATTCGTTACAATACTCGCACCAGTGCAGCCCATGGTATTGGTTGCCATTCTTGCCATATTCATTGACACCATATTCGGAGTATGGAGAAGCGTTAAAAAAGGAGGCTGGAAAGCATTCAAATCTCGCAGACTATCTGACACAATCGGTAAGTCATTGCTCTATTGTGGTGGTATCATCTTCACATTCCTTATTGAGAAGTACATCGCTGGTGATATCATTGCTCACTTCATCGCAGTTGAGCTCATCATGACAAAATTTGTGGCTTTCTTTTGCGTGATAGTTGAAGTCAAGAGTATCAACGAATCATATGAGAGCGTGACCGGCAAGAACATTCTCGCTGCCATGCGTAGATTCGTTACACGATCTAAAGCAGA